AGCTTTTTACAGTCACTACGGTCAATGCCGAACATGACTTCCATGTCATATGATATAAGACCGTCGACCGGTTTATGTCCTGACCGGATCATCCATTGCGTGAAGCCGTGGACCCAGTCCACTATAACTCCATCACAATCTGTTAGTATTACTTTTTCTTTCATTATGTATTCCTTATTTCAATTTGTATTTAGTGCGAACGTGTAGGCATTGGATGTTATGTCCACCCGCGTAGAAGGTCTCGAATGAGAATCTGCTCTCAACACGACGACCTGCATTTGTGCGATGTGCTAATGTCCAAGCACCTTCCATGTAACCGTCTTTGCCATGGGTGACGTGTATTTTTTCACATTCTTCCACGTCAAAGTTAACTTTCTTAGCAACTGCAACTTCGATCTTTGAGAGTTTGCTTTCAGCGGTTTTTTCAGTCTTTTCTAACCATTGATCTTTACCATAGTAAGCAATCAACTGTAAATCACCTTTTGAAACGAATCGCTCAAGATACTCATAACGAGCAGTTGAACGTGAGTACCATTTGTTATTTCCTGCGAACTTTTGGTAATCGGCTTCAATTTCCTCTTTAACAGTATCTGAACGCATCCACTCACGTGTCTTTTCAAGATACGCCATACGATCAGCTGTCCATTTTACCATCAAAGGACGTACTGTCTCTTTGATCTCTTCTGCTATAACTTTGATTGCTTCGTTCATGGTGTATCTCCTCTTGATTATGATACTATTATACCACAAGTGAACAAGGATGTACACAGTTATTTTGTAAGATTATGTAAAAAAGAGCATTATTATTTTCTAATGTGACATTTATATCACAAATCTAGAAGTGTATTCATCACCGAAGCTTCTTTAGGGTTCAATCGATGTCTTAAAATGTTCGATATGCCAACCTTTACAGTACTACTTTCAGCGTGAAACGATGCAGAAGATTTCATTATAGGCTGATTCATCTGCATCAGCTCTACAGCTTCAACAATCCATGACGCAGCCTTATCATAATCATCCAATCATTTATTTCCAATGTTGTACTTTGGGCATAATTCCCAATTGGATTTTTCTTTATATGATACCACTTTGATTTGTCGCAAAGGCGCTTTTGTCAATGCTTCTTCCATAGAGAATTGGACTAGTCCCCAATCACTCAATAGTGTTGCAATAGTATTACGTCTTTGGATATCGTTTTCTAGTAAGTTTGATGGCTTACCATCTAACAAGAATAGCTCTTTAAAGTGGACAATAAAGTATCGTCCTTGCTTATGTAGGATATGACAAGACTGAAATAGCTTGTTGTCATGACGTGATGCCACGCCGATCCTGGTTAGAGTTTCTCTTACTTTTAGAAAATCATCTGGTTCGTTAAGAGTTACTTCTAGCATTAACGCCGGAGTCCACTCTATGGGTTTACTTTCTTCCACCTTTGTACACCTTCATCCTTAATTCTTCAATCTGTTCGTTTGATAATATTGTCAAAACTTGGCGTGCTTTTTCATTGCTATAGCCATAATATTCTTTAACAACTTCTAAGTTATTAGAATCGGTCTGTTTAGCCCATTTGGAGAAACGTTTCCTTTTCCTAACACTATTTATCAAAAAAGAAAATTGGAGTTTGGAATCTAGGTGATGATACCGGTTCATCTCATTTGCAAGTAAAACGGTATCTGGAAAGTATGAAAGGGATCTATTGATCATAAAGGCAGGATAAGCCTTTTCAGTTAGATCATCGACCATAACATTCTTTTTAGTGGTATTGATTGCATTAAGAAATTCAAAAGGATTCATTGAGTATCCTTTCACGCAATTCGCTGGAAGACCACATATGGTTACGAGCGTTATAATGTATATCAAGTCCGACTTCCCTTGCGGTGAAATCTTCATTGCGATATTCATTACCGATGATACGTACATCTACATTATTATTCATAATCAGAGTATACAAATCATCTTCAGTCTCATAAGGTATGATCTCATCGACGTACTTACAGCCATTGAGTTGTACAAACCTTTCGTACATTGTCTGAATAGGTTTGTTTTTATCTTCGCGATCGATAGTTGGATCTGTTTGAAGTGCAACGATTAAGTAGTCGCATTGCTCACTTGCTTCTTTAAGCATTAGTACATGACCGGCATGGACTAAATCAAACGTGCCTGCTGTGATACCTATTTCCATTCTGCACCTGCCATAATCTCTGTCATACAAGCGACAACATTCATCTCATGATCTGCGACGAAAGCATTCTTGTATTGATAATCAGCAAGTATGATTACTACTTGAGGAATAGATTGTGGTTGAAGGTGGTCTGCCATCTTATCATAAATTGCACGAAAGATAGCATGAGGTTCGGTATCAATATTATTAACAACCCATTGACGCATGCCCTTGAAGTCTTTGCCTTTAAGCTTATCCATAAGTGATTTGACATTGTCGTCACCTAGATTAACTAGGACTCCAGCATCAATTGTACCACTAACAGAATAGCGTTGACATTCATTAAGGACACGACGCCAATCAGGGAAGTAACGTTCGACTAACTGTGCGAGCACGGCTTTGTCAAACGTAACATTCTCGGCTGTAAGTATATCCATGAGACGTGTAAAGAACGCTCCTGCAATAGCAGGTTTCTCACCATTCGGGATGGCAAACTCATATACAGAACATCGAGAATGAAGTGGCTCAATGATTCGGTTCTTAAAGTTACATGTCATAATGAAACGACAGTTGTTTGAGAACTCTTCGATGAAACCACGTAAGGCGGGTTGGGTTGATTGTGGATTAAGGTAATCAGCCTCATCCAGAATTACTACCTTATAACCACCTTGCAGTGATACACTAGAAGCGAATTGTTTGATCTTTCCGCGTAGTGTATCAATGTTACCTTCTTCGGATCCGTTGATTATGATGTAATCTAAGTTGAGCTCATTACAAAGAGCTTTAGCAACTGTAGTTTTACCTACGCCAGCTGTACCACTAAACAACATGTTTGGCAACTGACCCGTAGTCATAATCTCACCGAAGCAAGATTTTAGAGATTTCGGCAGTACACACTCATCAAGAGTGGCCGGCCGATACTTCTCTACCCATAGAAATTCGTTAGACATTCGCATTCTCCATTATATAATTAAGTCTATTATAACACATCCAAGCGGATATGTACATCATTCATTTAGTTTTGCATAGCATATCAGATGCTTTAGTTTCCCATATCCACGGAAGTAATCCATGTACTATAAGAACTCCTGCAATTGAAAACGCATGAGCCAAATGACTCATGTATGACATTTCAATTTCTTTTAAATGTTTCATTTTTTCCTGTAGCTTCCATCTAACTCGTGTGTCCTTGAATTGTGGAATGCCCAAATTGAACAATTGATCCAATTGTATTTTGCATACCACGCCAAGCTTGATTGATCCTCACCATACATTTCAATGCCTTCTTGAATTAAATTCTTATAGTGGCCTTTGAATAGTTTGTATCTAATCATGATGAATTCTTTCGTAATTTGGTCAGGGTGGCTGGACTCGAACCAACGACATCTACATTCCAAGTGTAGTACTCTACCAGACTGAGCTACACCCTGACGCATCACTTATTTGACGATTGACTCATAAAGATCTTCAATCTCTTCCTTCTGCTGTTGAAACTGAGCAAAATTCTGTTTATGATAGATCTTGGCTAATGCGCCGATATACTTTTTATCGATATCGACATCATCAGCTAGTGCAATTGCAGCCTCCTTTTGGAAGTCACGTTCTGCATCCATCCGAGTCATTGAGTTAGAAATCTCTTTCATGCACTCAAAAACTTTCTTACGATCTAAATCGTTACTCAGCATTAGCATCACTTGCTGGTGCATCTGCTGCTGCTGCAGCTTCTGGCGGTTTATTCGCGTCGAGGAACGCTGAGATACGATCTCGTGCTCCACCGATTGCTGTAAGTTCTTCTCCACGGAAGGCTCCTCGTGTTGATGCAATATCAATGATTTGAATGCATGCTTGCAGATCATTAAGACCTAATTGAATTGGCTCAGATGCTGGTGCGTCTTGAGTAGTTGTAGCCGGTGCGGCTGCTGCTGCAGTTGTTGCAGTTGTTTGGTCTTCGCTCATAATTAATCTCCGTATGATGAGTTTTTCTCTAAAGCAACCCAGTATTCTACAGGGTCTTTAGTATTTTTAAAGTGTGAAATTAGCTTTTTAGTGATAGCTACATCATAGTCTCCATTTGCAAACTTAAAGTTTCCGATGTTGAACACTAGACGGAAGGCTTCCTCTTCACGAGTAATGTCCTCCAATTCAATCTCGAAGCTATTCGACGTAGGATCATCTACATCTGTAACAACGATGGACGCAGTGTTCTCACCAGCATTACCAGTGATTACTGCAGTATTTATACCTAAAGCAGAAGCGGCTTTTCGTATTGACGACATATTTTCTTGCGTCAAAGTAAAGGCTACTTCAGTTGAAGGCATGACAACATCCTTCGAAGGAGACGTCAAGATAGACGGTTCCGAGAAGAAGTATTTAATTGCCTGACGATCTTGAGAGATACGCACAGACTTAAATTCACTGTCAAAGGTCAACTCAGGATCTTCGAACATTCCTATTGCACCTAAGAACTCATGGAGATCATAGATACCGATTTGAGAAGGAATGTCCTCAGCAATAGTTGCCGCTGACAATATAGTTTTGGACTCAGACATTGTCTTAATCACATTACCAGGATTCAGAACGATCTGGCTATTGATGGCGGCAAAGTTCTTAAGAGCGCCAATGGTTTCATTCGATAGTTTCATGATTTCTCCATAATGAATAATATAGTTTATTATACCACAGTTTAAACAGTTTGTACACAGTTATTTTGCATTAATAATTTCTTTATCTACAACAGACAATGCAATGAGTGTATAGTGCATCATCTTAAGCAGATCTTTGCGGTGATCTTGAGGTGTACCTTTTTTGCCAAACCGATCAAGGTATTTGTCGACATTTCCTAGAGCAAATCCAAGACCGTTACCACGATCAATAATGACTTCATTAGCTTGAAACCTAGTCTGCCCATAATGTTGATTGTAAGTAGAGTCCACGTAATCCGCGAACTCTGCTATTAATTTGTCTTCGTTAAATTTGTACTGCATTCATTACCTTTATTAACTAGTTTGTGTTATTGCGTTGTCTAGCATATCATCGACTGTAGCGTCAATAGATACATCGTTATACGCGTTATCATTAGAAGCATCTTTTGAGACGCTATCATCAATCATTGTGTATAGATCTTTAAAAGCTTCTTTTGTATCAGTATCAAAACGACTTATGCACAGATCAATAGACTTTGCACGATCTTTGAAGATTGCAAATGTCTGAGTTATGTGGCATAAACGACGTGTAGAAATAATATCATCAACACCGCCATCGGCATATGTCTTACGAATAGTCTCAGACCATTGTACTAAACGATTAGCAAAGTCTAGATCATTACAATCAAACTTGTCCATGTGCTTAAGAACAATCTTCTTCTCAGTCGACAGAGTTGGGTATGGTTGCTCAAGTGTAATAGTGAAACGCTCAAGGAAAGCTTCATCTATAATAGTAGCAGCAATAAAGCGACCATCATCTGAACCTTGACCTTTAGTGTTTGCAGTAGCAATCACATTGAAACCAGGCTTTGGTTTAATAACCTCACCGGTCTTTTTGATCATGATAGGCTTGCCTTCAAGCACACCTTGTAAACACATGATCTTATTAGAACCACGGTCAATCTCATCGATCAACAGCAGAGCACCTGCTTCCATAGCCTTAATGACAGGACCTTTTGCAAAAACGGTCTCACCATCTATAAGACGGAAGCCACCGAGTAAATCATCTTCATCTGTTTCAGGAGTGATTTGAACTCGAACGTACTCACGGCCGGAGTTAGCGCAAGCTTGCTCGACCATGGTTGTCTTACCGTTACCAGATAAACCAGTAACAAATGTTGGATAAAATGACATAGACTTCACGATCATTTCTACGTCTTTGGAGTGTCCCCATGAGACATAGTATTGATCTTTAGAAGGCACGTACACTTCACTATTAATAATAGATTGTACACCAGACGACAAATTTTTAGCCTCCTCAGTTGGATTTTTACGGAATGGAACAACAACATTTTCTAGGTTGTACAGTCCACGCCGTACTTTAGGAAATGATGTAGCAAATTTATATGCTTCGCCGTCCTTGATACCAAGCTCACGTGCGATAGCAGTTACTTCCGCCGGACGGAAGTTTGTTTGATCAGGAAAACGTGTTGCCAAGGTTTCTGTCAGTGTTTTTTCAATAAAGTTCATAATGTAGTTTCCTCAAGTTTCGATAATAATATATTAGTTAGCCATCATATGGATTAGGTTCCACCAAGTATACTGCGGACCGAAACCGATATCGATCCAGCCTAAAGCGAATACTGTGATTAGTAGGTAGCCGAAGCCTTCTGATAGTTTTTCACGTAAAGTCATACTGTTCTCCTCAATTTATGTAACCATTATACCACAAGTGGATGGGTTTGTACACAACTATTTTGTAAGATTTTGTAAATAGTTTGTGTACTGTGACATTTATATCACGCAACCAGGCTAGCAAATTGAGTGGCTAGAACCTTGTTTCCTTTCTTAGAAGAAGTATGTTTCTTGAATGCTTTTGTAATCTGAGCCTTAGTAGCAGATGCCTGATAGGTGGTATCTAATGAAAGTTCCTCAGTATTAGTACTCAATGATTTACCATTCAATATGAAGTATTTGTCATATCCTAGAGTATTATTGATTGAGATAAACTTATTAGCATTATAGGACTTACGCGCTTCTTGCATTTGCTCAGCTGGAACAAAGCTTTTGCCATGAGTTTTGTACATTTGGCTTTTCCAACCATAGCTGTCTGAACACACAAAGAAACCTATTGTTTTTACACCTTCGATTTTTTTAAGCTCAGATAACAATGCAGGACCTAAGTCCCAACGATCACGTGACTTAACGATAGTGTTATTCATGCGAATGCTATAACCGCAACGAAATTCTGATGTTGGTACTGTATTATCAGGATTAGCTATACTGTCATACGTGTAGATACTATCGCCGTCACCGTCTGTTAAGAATATTGCATTTGTCTTCTGTACACCATGTTTAGCTTTAAAATCCTTTATGATATACTCAGCACAAAGAATGGTTTCATACAAAGGAGTTGAACCTAAATCTTCTAACCTGCACATTAATGGACTACGATAAGAGTGCTCAAGATCTAAAGACTGACGTAACAATACTTCTCGTGCATTCTTTGTTTCAGCTCTACCTAAGCTTGATGATAATAATTCAAAGACACCCGCACCGTCGCACGCTATATTTCCTGGAATATCAACATCATCTTCGCGACGACTTTGTGATGTAAATCCATATACTACAAACGGTATATTGACTTTAGCACAGAAGTCAGTAAGTACTATGGTTTGGCGAATAACCTTACCAATAACTTTTGACATTGAACCAGAGTAATCCATGAACATAACCATGCCATGCGACTTAGCGTCAGCAAGGCTAGTTATCTTTGCAAAGATGTCATCGTTAAATTTGTAGCTATGAAGTTTATTCACATTGATAGAACCGGAACGTGAAGTCTGAGCACGCTGTAAGCGGTACGCAGCCTTTTTCATTTCGAATTCTTTTGCCATGACTGATACTACAGATTTAGTGTCACTCTCAAACTTATTCATAAGTTCTGAAAGATCATCACCATACCGGTCATTTGTAGAAAACATTGCGGATTTAAACTCAGAAGATGCTTCGCGCATCTCTTTGACTACAGAGTAAGGTCTAACAACTCTATTGAACTGTGATCTATTAATACCATTCGCATGAACTGTTTGCATACCGTTATCATTAACATCTAACAACTTGTGCTCATTATTTCTAAAGGCTTCGTCTGTTAATACACGATCGATATCTTCTTTTTCTAGCTCTTCGGCAGGCTCTGGTTTGTCTTCTTCTTCATATCCAGACGCGTCCATGTCTTTGGGAGCTCTGGATGATTCTTCCGAATCTTCCTCAGAAGTTTCCTGATCATAATCATCCGATACATCGTCCGAAGACTCCTGCATTGGCGAATAATCCATGTTTGTATCGTCTTCATCTTCCCTCGGCTGTTGCTGTTGCGCTTTCATATATGTATACAAAGCTTCACACGCTGAAATAACATCATCCCATGTTTCAACAGCCATAACTTGATTTACAATTGGTTGTTCTTCTGCGGAGTATGTGACTTCAACCAGATCGCGACACTTTGCTTTGAGGTTGATACGATCAACAACGTTGCGCGAGGAGAGATCGGTGTTAGCGACCTGGAAGAAATCTTCCTCGTGCAACACAGCATATCCTCGCTTAAATGAGGAGACAAGGCCAGGATACTGACGCTGCACGAGTTTCTCAATACGTACGTCTTCAACAACGTTTACGTATGAACGCGGAATGCCTGGGATTTGTGACGTTGAGTCATGCCATCCTTCAGGCGGAGTAAATAAAGCGTGTCCTACTTCGTGACCGGTCAGTAAGTCATATACGTCCTTGCCACGGTCTTTCCACAATGGTAGACCTAGAGTACGCTTTTCTACATCAAAGAAGGCAGTGCGGAAATTGCCATGCACGACTGTGATGTTTTCTTTAGCCAATAGTCTGGCTAAAGTTGTTTGTGATGATTTAATCATGATAGTCTCTCCTCAATCATTTATGTAACCATTATACTACAGTCTGATACGGATGTACACCTTTATTTTGTAAGATTGTGTAAATAATTCACTTTATTTTACCTTGTGATATATTTATCACAACTAGGCATATACCGCATTGAACTGTTGAGTGCATCTAATAAACGTTGTGCACTTGCTCAATTGTTTTATTGTGTTTGCACCAGCGTATGTACATGTACTTCTAATTCCCCCAAGTAGGTCTTGAATAGTATCTTCAACATTACCTCGATATGGAACGCTGACTTCTCTACCTTCACTCGAGCGATAATCTTTTAATCCACCGAAGTGTTTCTTGTTAGCAGTATCACTACTCATGCCATAAAACTTTACAAACTGTTTACTTTCAATTACAGCCTCATATGTGTTATCTTTTGACATAAAGAATTGCTCGCCTGTGTTGTAGTATTTAGTAGTTACTTCGCCGCCACCTTCAATGTGACCAGCAAGCATACCTCCAAGCATTACAAAATCCGCCCCACCAGCGAAAGCCTTAGCCACATCACCAGGACAAGTACAGCCGCCATCAGCGATAATATATCCACCCAATCCATGCGCAGCATCCGCACATTCAATGACCGCGCTAAGCTGCGGGTATCCCACCCCAGTTTGTATGCGAGTTGTACAAACCGACCCTGGTCCGATTCCGACTTTAACGATATCTGCTCCTGCAAGAATTAATTCCTCCGTCATTTCACCAGTAACTACGTTACCTGCTATAATTACAATATCTGCGTTGTTTTTTCTAAACTGCTTTACAAACCCTACAAAGCGCTCAGTGTATCCATTTGCTACATCGATGCATACATACTTTAGGTTTTCTCCAACCTGTTCGTATACATCACAAAACTTCTGATAATCTGCATCAGAAATACCAATACTCATTGCAACGTTTTCGGTTCGTTCTGGCGTTTCATCACCATTATCAAAGTAACCTACTAACTCTGGAACAGTATACGTTTTAACCAAACATGTGAATATACTTTGTTTTGCAAGAGTATTAGCCATCTTAAATGTACCAACACCATCCATGTTAGCAGCCATTATAGGAACACCTTTATAATCAGTAATTTTATTAAAAGTGAATTCCCTAGTTAAATCTACCTGTTTGCGACTTTCAAGGATGCTACGCTTTGGGCGAATAAGAACATCCTTATAGTCTAGCTTTATGTCATTGTCAATACGCATTACTTATTCCCAATCTTTGAAAAGTTATGTTCTTTTGTGAATTCTATCTTTGATCTAAACTTACCATCTAACAGATCACCTTTGTGTGATATAACAAACACATTACTATCATCCTCAAGTGTACCAAGGATCTTCATTAGGTTATCCACACCGTCATGATCTAATGAAGAATCGAATGTTTCATCTAATACTAATAGGTTTGTGGATGTTGAATTCTTCATACGTGCAATCTGACGCCATGTAAACAGTAATGACAAATCGATACGTTGCTTCTCACCTTCAGAGAAAGATGCATAGTTGAATGTGTCTCTATGTCTGGAACGAATAGTCTCAGTGAAGTTCTCATCAAGATCAAACGCTACAAAGAAATCTAATACCTGTAAGTAATTATTAATCAGCTTATTCATTACCGGAAGATATTCTTTAACAACCTTTGTCTTAATGCCACCATCTTTAAGCATCTCAGCAGCTGCATCGATATATGACCGTTCATCAAGCATAGTAAGTTTCTTATCAGATAAGGTATCACGACTTGATGAGTGTACTTCTAGATCAGAATTTGCTTGACCAAGATCGCCTTCTCGTGCACTAAGGCCTGTGATCTCGGTTTCTAATCCATTGATTTGACTTTGAAGACGAGCTATATCACGATTGTTTGTAGTAATAACAGCAGTGCTATTTCTAACCTTCTCGGTAATAGCATTCAGTTCTTCAAGAGTAGTGTCAATTAGTACAGCTTGATCATTAGCCTTTTCCATACCTTCTTGTAATTCTTTAGCTCTACTCTGTGAAGCAGAAAGCTTTTCGGTTTTTATATCTACATCTATATCCTGTGTACACGTAGGACACTGATCATTGTTCTCATAGAACTTAGCGTCTTTAACCACGGTATTCATTTGTTGTTGAAACTGTGCCTGATACTGCATCAATGATTGACGCTTATCGTGCGCTAACTTTAGTCGATCTGCTAATCCACTTTGAAGCTCTTCAATAGTATTACTAAAGAGATTATTGGATTCTTGCATATCACTGATTTCAAGTTGGAATGAAACCATTGTTTCTCTTTTAGATTTAATCTGATCATCGTTCATTTGAGCGATATCTCGGATATACTTCTTTTGAAGAGTAATCTTTTCTTTTAGTAGATCTAGGTTATAATTGATGTCCTTTAGATCTTCTCTTATTCTACCGCCACGTTCTTTAAGGATACCATTCATCTTAGAGAAGATATTAATGTCTAATAGATCTTCTATCACGTCACGCCTGTGCCCACCCGGGAGCTGCATGAAAGGGATAAACGAAGATGAACCAAGTACCACAATCTGGTGGAATGACTTATGGTTAAGCTTTAGGATATTCTGTTCAAGGAACTTCTGATAGTCTCTTGCCATAGATGATTGATTAATCATGTTGCCGTTCTGATAGATCTCAAACCTACTTGGCTTAATGCCACGTATGATCTTAAATCCATGAACACCTACATCAAATTCTATTTCAACAACACAGTTCTTATTGTTAATAGTATTGACTAATTGAGGCTTATTGATGTCACGATGAGGCTTACCAAATAGCGCAAAGGACAACGCATCTAGCAAAGTAGATTTGCCAGAGCCGTTTGCCCCTACGATCAGTGTAGTCGGAGATCGATCTAATTGTACAACAGTGGTCTCATTTCCGGTTGACAAAAAGTTTTGCCATGAGACACTCTTAAACTTAATCATACTAAATGATCTCCTGATTCTGTGCTTCTACATATAAACCACGCATCATATTCTTAATCCTATCTTTATCCAGGTCTGTTTCAACTGCATCAACATATGAGTCAAGTAAGGTAGTGGTATCCTCAATAGAGATATCGGAATCATCCACATTCTCACCCATGAATTCATCAAAGGTTTCAGCAATCTTCAATTCGTGAGTATCTACTCCTTGGATACGGTCAATGAATCGATCAAACAAGTATGGTTCAGACTTATTAACAACGACAACTTTAACAAACTTATCACGTAGAGTTTCTACATCATAATCATTATACACCATTTTTTGGTCATTGTACACTACTTTTTGAAAAATAGTTATAGGATTACGTACAGCAGTCAGTTCACGTGTATCAGTATCAAGTATATGGAAATACTTATTGTCATGTGCATCTGACCATGTAAATTCCATTTGACTACCGAGATAGTGAATGTTGCCTTGATTAGACTTAGTATGGAAATGACCAGACATTACTAACTCAAAACGGTCGAATAGTTCGGTACTCATACCATGGGTATTTGGCATACCTTTCATCATATCAAAGCCAACTAATTCAAGATGTGCACCAAGGATAGATGCTTTACAGTTTTTTAGGAAATCTGTGTATTCAGCATAGTTTTCATTGTTAATCCATGGCAGTACAGCAACATCACAACCATCATAATTTAGTACCTTCGGCTTCATTATTATGTTTACATTGGACGTATAATGTCCTAGTAGTTCTTTTAAAGAGCATAGATCATTAGTATTCTTATAGAACACATCATGATTGCCTGGAATTATGTCCATATGAATCCCGCTTTCACGGATCTTGTCAAGGAATACTTTACGATTAGAGTTTAGCGCTTTAAAGTTCACATACTTACGATGATCATAATAATCACCTAAGTGCAGGATTTGTTTAATGCCATGCTCTTCTAAGTAAGGAAAGAACGCCTCTTGGTAAAAGCGCTCTTGATACTTAATAAAGATATCTGACGAGTTGCGGCACCCACAGTGAGTGTCATTTAGTATTGCTACTTTCATATATTAGTTAACCTTCGCTCATAATATTATGCGTAGGAGTCCAGCCTAACGCAAGTAAATAATCTATATCAGCGCGTGTTGCCATACGCTCACCTGGTGCCTCACCTTTTCGCCATTCGCCTTTGAAGTTATACTTCTTCGCAAGTTCTGCAACCGGTGTGACATGGCCTGTACCAACATCAACAACTGATTGTTCTATTGTATAACATTTTCCGACGATTGTACATACCCCATTTACTAAATCTTCAATATGAATCCAGTCTCTGAAATGGTCTTCGTTGATATAATCGACATCATCTCGCACTAATCGTTGATATAACATATCATCACGACCTGGCCAAATAGTATGAAATCTCATACCAATATGTTTAACAGTAAGCATTGATGCCATTTCTTCGAGCATTTGCTTAGTAGCCGCATATGGATTTAGCCACCATTCGTGAGCATTAGATGATGAAGCATATACTACTTCTGTGCGGGTGCGTTCGCAATACTTGAATATGCGCCTAGATAATTCAACGTTATTCTTATAATACTCTTCAGGCTCTTTAAAAGACCGTCGAACACCAGCAAGACCTGCAAGATGGATAACCATATCGAATTTCTTCTCTTGTTTTTCCCAATCAACATCTAATAGATCGCCGTGGAATGTTCCTACAATAACATCCCGGGCTGCAAGTGCTTTAATTAAATGTGATCCAACATAGCCCTCATGGCCAGTTAACAATACATGGTACGACATAATTTTCTCCGTTGCTCAGTTAAGTTCTTTTCATTTGATACGCTAGCTTGTTCTAGTATACTCATCTGAGTGTTGAACTCTCTAGCCTTCGTATATGTTAAAAACGCTTTTACGTCTTTCGGAAAACATTCTCCGCCATATCCGTATTCTCCAGTAGGACCAGGCACATCTAAATGAGATGCTCCTAGTCGAGGATCTAATTCTAGTAGAGACTTTAATTCGTTCCAATCTCCGCCATGTTGATCATATAGTTCATTCATAAATGCAACCTTAGTAGCAAGAAATGAGTTTACAGTATATTTCATAAACGAGGCAGACCTAGCTGACGTTTTATGAATGTTTTTACCAAGTGAGTCAAATACTACTGACCAGTGCACAGTATTAATACCGCCTATAACCACGTTTTTCTGTCTTCTGATATCTTCAGCAGCGTTACTTGCGGTTAGAAACTCAGGAGAATATGATACGTTAGGACCTAAGTCAGCAGCGTAATCAGGAAGGATAGTGCTCTTAATCAATATGGGTCGTGAGACCCTACTAATAATAGTATTGATAATTGAGTAGTCTACTGTTCCATCTCCTAAAGTAGGGGCTGGAACGCATATAAGTGATGGTTGCTTATATGCTAGAGAAGTGGGATGCATTCCCTGAGCTGGATCCACCCGAGTAACGGTATATCCGTGCTCTTCAAGATAGTCAGAGTATGCTCCACCAACGTAACCATTACCCCATACAGTGATATGTGGCATATTAGCCTCCCATAAACAGTTCAAGGCCTTTTGCTTTACGCTGTTTTTCTGCCAGCTTTTCAGCTTTAGTAAACTCTTTTAGTGAGTTATCAGTGTCTCGGATCTTATCAATACGTGAACGAAGTTCTTCAACGAACGCACGTTCTGTGCCAATGGGAGATCCTCCTGTATTAGCTTCACCATATGATAAGAAGTCTTCGATACCAGCTTTTTCAATCCATTTGAATTTGATATCTTGTTGCTTCTTTTCTTTGGCAATACGTCGCAAGAATGCATAGTAGCAGATTTGAGTGAAGTATGCAAACGCATTGGGATTGCCCGTACGTGTAGCTGCTTCGATATTATAGTTTGTGATTGCTTTAAGACAATTCTCAACTGCATCCATTACCATTTCTTCACGATAGGTATAGCGGATAAAGTTAGATTTGTGTGATAGGCCTTCTGCTATCTTGAGAAAGCAGGTGGCAATATAGTCAGGAACAATGGGCAAAGCAACCTGTTTTTCCTGAGCCTCATTAACTATTTTTACATAGTCAACAACCGAATAAGAGAATTCACGGTTGTTGACATAATGAGGTTTCATCTTTGGTTTTATTTTGGTCATTATATACTCCTAGTATATTTTATCATATTAAGACTATTATAACATGATTCTTAGGAAATGTACACATTTTTTTTATTAATTTATTTTAGTATATACCGCAATTAACTGTGTACAAATGTTGCAAACTGTGGTATAATAAGAGAGTATGCTGCTGAGGGAGGAGGTATACTATTAATGGATGGTCTTACTAATATAATCCCTTACATCAAAGTCTTCATCTAACTCATCAAGCATGTCGTCATCATATATATCATCTTCAGGTTCACCGTGGAATATCGTATTTGGCTTATCTTTAAACCGTAAAGCCGTACGAATGTAATGCTCCTTAAATTGATCAGTAACCTCAGAATGAGAGATGATTGTATTCGGATACACTGCCTGAACTTCTTCTCGAGCCATTGGCATCCATTCGGTAAAGTAGAAAGATTCTCTACCACGTCCTAGAGACATGACATTGAGCATTAAAGGAAACTCTACAAGGATCCTATTTTCTTCAGTACCACGAACTAACCCTATAAACTCTTCACCGTTTATGAGCTTAAAGTGCTGTATGTTAATATCGTTTAAAGTTTCTTCGTCCATTATAGTCATCATATATCCACTTCGTATATGTTATATTTGAATTTTTCTTTACCATAAATCTTCATGCGTTCTGCGGCATGAAGCAGAGTGTAGTTCTTACGAGACTTCCAATGCAGATCATCAGCAAGATCAAACAACTTAGTTGCCTGCCCGTTATCAGACTTACGTAATCCACGACCAATAGATTGTAACACCTTGATCTGTGACTTAGATGGACTTGCAAAGACAACATTGTGCAAGTTTCTAATGTTAACACCAGTACTGAAAGTTCCAAGTGATGCCACGATTATAGCATTCTTTTGAGTTTCAGTTATCTTCCTGATATCCTCACGTACGTCCGCACCCGTCTCACCTGACACATAAAATATCTGTCTGCGAGCATGAGCTTTCTTCTTAATCATATCATATAGAGGTTTACCATGCTTTTCCACATATTGAAACAAAACAAGCGTATTGCCATCTTGATCCAACGCTAGGTTAGTAATGAATTTATTGCGCTTCTCATATGCAACAATGTAATCCATTTCCTCTTGATATTTCTTCTTACCCCATGTTTTCCGTATCTCTTCTGGATACTTAAGCAAAATCATAGAGATCTGTAATTCTGATAGATCACCAGAATCCATAAGGCTTTTAGTAGTAGTCACATAGTGAGCCGGTCCGAAGTGTCCTTCAAGTACTAGCTTATGTGTTTGTGTTCCGTCTAGTGTACCAGTTGTTCCAAATCTAAATTCAGATTCACGCATCTTAGATAGTATCGATATAAGAGACTTAGCTTTAAAATTATGTGCCTCATCACCTATAACTGCTCCAAACTGGTTAAACCATTCGCCTCCTAGCTTATATATCGACTGCCAAGTAGAGACTATAATCCTTTCGTTTTCGGCAAACTTAGGTCTACCTGAATAAATTCTGTGCATCATTTCTACGTTGTCGAATGTATCATCAAACTGACTGTAATCGCCAAAGTCTGAATACATCTGTTGAACCAACGAAGTAGTAGGTACTACAATCAATACTCTCTTATTAAACCGTTCTAAGTACCAACGTATTATTAAGTATATGATCAACGATTTACCAGACGCAGTAGGAGATATTAGTAATGCACGCTTCTTTGTTAATGCATGGCTAACAGCTTCTATCTGATAATCACGTGGCACAATTTCTTTACCGTTAGAGGACAGAGTAAGATCATTAATCCAAGATAAGTCAACTACCGAATTAGTAGATGGTACTCCATAGTATGCATCATGCTCTACCTCGATATGATAGTCACGCCCGGGAGTAGCCGCAAACTCTTGCACATAAGCAAACAGTCCACCAGGTAGATCACCAGTTCTCACATCGAAAAGACGAATCTTCCCATCCCACATTTTGTTTTTATATGCGGGCATAAACTTATAACCAGGTACAAAGAATGTGAAGAAATCACATATCTCGTTCATTATACCAGGATCAGCCGTTACTTTGAGGAACGCGTGATTCTTTTTCTTCACACTTATTATTTCAGACATTATGCACCAGATTCAAATTTACGCCAATCTATCGCGTTTTTGATACTGGAATGTCTCCATCGAATGTTGTTGATGATTTCTTCAAGCGTCTCTTTAATAGTCTTAATATACTCTAGCCGAGCTTCCATCTCTTGGATGTGAGGATCGGAATCGTAATAATACGACATTTCGCCCTTCAAAACCTTCAGGCCATTCAATGCGTCGTATTCCCAGCCAAGATCGTCTATCTGATCTTTAGTGAGCTTACCGTTATACCAAAGCCATTTATTTTTTAAAAGGACTTTGAATTCCATGTCTTTACGCTTAAATTGAAGTTTTGCTGTTGTTAGTAGTTCTAAGTATTTGGAATGTAATTTAGCAGAATCAATAGAGGCCTGATCTAAACGAAGCTCATCAATCTTTGAGTCTTCTTTCCACATTTCCAAGATTTTTTCAATATTCATCATATTATTCACCGTTATTACATATTCTATTACAAGTATTTATACTAGGTCTTAAACTTAAAATAAGAGTACTGAAATGTCACTGACGCAGTCAGATATTGTATATCAGTAGTAGTTGCGTCAAATGGTAACGAACTAAGATTAATAGGGAACGCGTCAATAAATTGTATTTCTTGACTTACATTGTTATGACTATTTAATACTTGTAGTGTTACGTCACGTGCTTTGCGTACGGCAAAATCATCCTCAGTGACAAGTCCAAGAATCCAATCGTGGATTTCTTTATAGTTTTGCATCTTCTCATCTACAAGAAAGGTTAGATCAAATGGGTTGTATTCGATCTTATCAGGAGCGATACCAATATTTCTCTTAGGTGTATTAAACACGGCAGGAGAAATGCTCATATCAGGCAATGCAATTGTTTGAACCATATATTGAGCATTAGGATATTTCTGTGAATCAATCACAAGTCTGAAGCCTGATGGATTAATAAAAGACAGGTTCTCTACTAGTGTAGATGTTGCTTGCTCTCTAAAATTAATATTAGCTGTATACGGCATAGTGTACTCCTTATACCATTATTTATAACGAAAAAAGGGCAGCCTTTCGGCTGCCCCCTTAATAACGTTATGATGGAAGGGTTTAGCCTTCGCCCAAGATCTTTGTTACTTTGAAGATACGGTAATACTGGTTAGCACGATCGGCACCAGTGTTATCGCCTGCAGAAGAACCAACGAATGGGTTAGCAACCATGCCGTAGCGAGTCTTAAAGCCGATTTTTGGCTGGAAGGAATTCTCACCAACTGCACGAACCATAGTTAATGGTACGTATGGGCAGTAGAAGATACCTGCGTCGTATGCATTTGTACCTTTGTAACCGATGTTGACATAGTTAACAGCAGCATATGGATCGATGTACACTTTCATGCCACCGTTCAATGTACCTGCAAAAGTGTTACCTGCGTCATCGACGTTAAGGTTACCATTTACAGCAAGAGCTGGAGTGTAATCAAGAACACCAGAAGCAGATAGTGCAGCAGCCACATCTGAAGAACAGATTAGGAAGTTACCCTTACCGCGACGAGTTTCACGTGCAATTACATTAG